TGATCGACGCTTCACCGGACGGCGTTTCGGATCAGATATATAATTTCGACGTTAAACCGGTCGATCTATTCCCCGGAAAATTTAAGTTCTTAATGGTAGGGGCTACGCAACCTAGAAAAAATAGTCAGAATTTAATTAAGTGGTATTCCGAAACCTTTACCAAAAAAGACGACGTAGTTTTGATAATTAAGGATATAGCTTACGGCCATAAGACCGACACCGTGGCTTATATCGAACAGATCAAAAAGTCGAATAAAAATTGTCCGCAAATTGAATATATTTTCGAAGATTGGGATTCTGATTACTTAGCAAGCGTTTATCGAGGTACGGCCGAATCAGGTGTTTATATTCACCCACACCGGGCCGAATGTTTTGGATTACCACAGATCGAAGCCGTCGCTTGCGGTCTTAGGGTAGGTACTACCGGGTGGGGTGGCCCTAAATACAATCTAAAAGATATTCCCGGCGTTACTTTCTTCGATTACGAATTAGTCCCGTCTTCCTTCCATAATCACCCCGGCGAAATGTACTATACCGTAGGGGAAAATCCTTTATGGGCCGAACCTAGCGAAGCAGACGTTAAAAAGTTTATGATCGATAGTCGAAAAGAAATTTACAGTAAGACAACCGGTCGAAAAGCTAGTAAAATGGTCTTAGATCGATTAAGTTATAAAAATGTAGCCGAAAAGGTAAAAAAAGCAATATGTACGATACAATAAAAAATCAAATCTATTCTAAGTTATTGGAAAATAAGGACAAACCTACTGCTATCCTATGGTCGGGCGGGCCTTATTCTACTTTATTATGGTTTATCGCTTATAACGATCTTAGTCTTAAATTACCGGTGATCTTTATTGATACCGGCGATTTACCACCGGCACTATACGCCCACGTGGCGAAAATGCGTACCGCCTATAAATTAGACTTAACTATTATTTCCGGAAAAATTGAAGAAGTGATCCCGGCACAAAAAAATCGATACGAGATTCTTTATTCAGGAAAAGACATAGAAGGTGCGACAAACATTATTCCGGATAGCCCGGAAACTTGGAACTACTTAAAAAGTTTACCTATGCCGTTTTACGGCGGTGTTAAAAGATCAATGTTAGGCTAATTATGCGTATATTTACCTTAGAAGAACCATTAGTTTATAGTTACTTTCGATCCGGATTCTATTCGTTTATCAATCGAGATCACGGACTGCTAGAAAAGATTACCGATCGATCCGGTGTATGTCTTAAAGTGTTTTTTACCCCGTTGATAGGCGATATTAACGATTACTATTGGGGACACCCGTTCCTAGTGTCTTCGAATACTATGTCACCTAGACACGAAAGGGCTAACTTAGTCGAAGCCGTAATTATTCAAAATCTATGCGCTTGGAATGGATTAGCGCCTAAAGTTTACGGAATAGTTGGTCTTAAATGGGAAGGTAAAATCTTTCCGGCGCTAGTAGTAGAAGACCTAGGGGAAGCGTCCGATATGGTATCTTACGAAGACAGATTAGCGATAATGGCTAAAATCCAAAAATTAGGTAAAAAATACGGATTTTCTACCGAATACGAAGACGTAGGACAGGCTACTAATTTTATGGGTGGTAAATTCGTGGATTTTCAGGGATTCAAATTAGACGATAATTATAGGGATAAGTTAATAAAAAGATACCGGGATAATGCTAAGTGGTCGGAAAATACCTATCAAACAGTCCCGGAATTAGGAATCGACGGGTATCGAAATAATGAAAGACGGGCCGAGTTAATGGAACTTGATAAGATCAATTTCACCGGGAAGTCAGTTTTAGATATTGGGTGTAGTGGCGGTTTTTATTGTCGCTATGCCAAATCTAGGGGCGCTAGCCGAGTAATGGGCGTAGACCTTCCCCCAGTTTCAGACGTGGCCTTCGAAGTATCTAATTATTTAGGTTTTTACGATATTGATTTTATAAGAATGGTTTTAGAAAAAGACCGGGATTATAATTTTGGATTTTCTTACGATATAGTTTTTTTTCTAAGTGTTTATCGATATTTCGAATATGCGCCATTCTTAAAGAAGGCTAGAATGGTGATCTACGAACATAACGGCGACGTTCCGGAAGAAGTAGCGATCGAGCAGTTTAGTAAGGATTTCCCTAAGCATTGGATAGTCGCTAACACCGGACGCGACACCGGATCAAACGACGATCGTAAAACTATAATTTTCGCAAAAGAATGAAACTTTTTATAATTTTAGGTATAATTATTTTAGTTATTATCTTCGGTGGCCCACGCCCCGGACTTGATTAAATATATGAAATTAAACGCAAAAGTAAAAATCAGCGATATAAAATACGAAAATAGGGTTTATCTTTTAGGTGTCGAAGTCGAAGCCGAAGGATTTAAGTTTCATAAAGCCTATTCAATCATTCCGGAAAAAGGCCCGATCGACGTTAAGTCTTTTAAGGAAAACATTAGAAGGGATATAATAGAAGAAGTTAGAATCCGAAAGGCAATCGCGCCGATCGAAGCGTTACAAAAGAACGAATTTAATATCGAATATGGGGAAACTAAAACAAACGATAACAGCAAAAATTAAGAAAGCCGGAATCGCCGAAGACGGTCAGGCTTTAATCGAAGTCGAATTTAAGGTCGGGAAAACTACTTGGACTAAAACTTATCCTTACTACACCACCCAAATTATAAAAGAATCAGACTTAAAGACCCGGATCGCGGCAGATATAAAGAAAGATTTAGCTTCAAAAGATCAATTAAAAGAAATAGAACCCATTATAGGAAAGGATTTTACGTTCGAAATATAGATACCTTGACAAAGTAATTTCGCTAAGTGCTATAATGAAATATAGAATAAGACTTGACATAGAATCAGAAATATAGTTTACTAAATTAAGTAAAAAAATATGGCTACATATACTTGGTATTTACAGGGTTCAAGCCCTACTACAATCGAAGCAACCGATATTATTCAATTCGCCGGTGGTACTTTTGATTCAGCGATAACAGTCGGCGAATATAATTCTTCTACTCACGTCGAAAGTTCAGTCGGGGCGGACGATTCTTCCGGAAATACACCTAATAATAATAAATACGTGGCTTCGGGGACTGGTGATTGGGGCGACGGTACGGAATCTTTATCAAATATCACTAACGCGGAATGTACGCTAAAAATTAACTTTTCCGACGGTGCGTCAGTTACTACTACAGGACATATCTTTTACGCTTACGACGGAACTACTACTACAGCAGTTCCTACCGGAGTTACTTTTCAAGCCGCAGAATCAGGTGACGCCGCTTGGACTAACGCCGAAGGATCAGCCGCCGCGCTAACTATTACCGACGACACCGCTTCAACTTCACACGATTACTATATTTTAATTAGTGCTAGTCCCGAATCAGTAGGCGAAAAAACAGCCTTCAAACTTAGGGACGAATTAACATATTCTTAAAACTATGAAAGCAAATAAAAAATACACCGCTTTAGAATTAACCACAGCCGCCGGCTTCGAAAAAGTCGAGTTCGGTAAAATTCGCGTCAGGATTGGCGGAATTAGGGGAATATCTAGCGCAGATCATCTAATTAGAGTTACACCGGGAACTACAGAAATCGAAGTAATGGTCGGTAATGAAGTTAAACCCGTAACTTTTGACGGTGACGAAACCGAAGAAGTAAACGAGTAATTAAATTAAAAATTAAATAAGGCCCACTAAGGGACTTATAAAGGAATAAAGGCCATATATGGACTTACAAAAACATAAAGTATTATTCAAAGTTTCCCTATCTAACGGCGAAACTCTTTTTGAAGATAAAGGTATCCTTTCATTCATTCCGGGCGAACTTTCACCGTGGCGTAAATTAGAAAAATATGTTATCGAAAAAGGCGTCGAAATTACTTCACTTTCTTTAATCACCCCAGACGGGCGAACTTTTAACCTTCCTTCCGCCGGTCGCGATCCTAAATTCGCGCCGTTCCGTGACTTGGAAAAACCCCTAGATTATGATTACCACCACGCCTTAGCCCGCGAACACGAAGTCGTAGATAATAAGATCATAGGGACAGCCGCTTCCGATTGGTTTACCTATATCGAAGCGATATATCCGGATTATAGACTTCAAGTATGGGTAGATGAAAATAATACCCGTAATTCGTGGGTATTAGTGATTAAAACGTAAATATGGCAACACTTGTAGACTCATATAGTGAAAGCAACGCAAATACAGCCACGGGGATAGAAAATATATCTGGGTATGTATCACAAATAGCAGAAAGTTTTACTGGTGACGGTGGTATATTGAATAGCGTAAAATTTCACCTTGCTAAATACAGTAGTCCGACTGCCAATATGTATGCCCATATTTATGCTCATACTGGAACTTTTGGGGTAAATGGTATACCAACAGGGTCACCATTAGCAGTATCAGACGCAGTCAGTTCAACGACATTACCCACACCTGCCGCTCTAGTAAACTTTACTTTTTCAGGAGCTAATAAAATTCAATTATCAGCCGGGACAAAGTATTTTGTAGCTCTTTATTATGAGGGAACTTATCAATATTCCGGTGTTTCAATTTCTATCGACTCATCGTCACCTACTCATCCCGGAAATTATGCATATCTACTTGATGGTAGTTGGGATTCACTAAATAATTATGCTTTATGTTTTTATGTTTACAGGGACGATGGTGATATTGGAACACAGGTAAATTCGCAACATTCCGCTAAACTTCAAGGGAAATTAATTACTAATACTTATCGTTCAGCAAAACTTCAAGGTAAATCTACATCAAATAGTTCTCGAGCATCAAAAATTACAGGTATTGCCGGTGACATTTATAGTAAAGAAACAAAAGCATTATTGCCATCAACAGTCGCTAATTTAGAGCCAATTTATAATGCCACCGAAGTATCAAATGTCGCCACAGATAACGATGTTTATGCAGACCTTGATGTTATTACAACTGGTTATGCAATTCACCAATACAAAAAACTCAATGCAAACAATACGGACAAAATCGACATTACTTGGAAAGGTAAAAGCTCGGTAGCCACAAGTAGTAAAAATGTTTTACTACAAATTTTTAACAATACAAGTGGATTATGGGAAACTTTAGACACAGAGTCAACGGCCGGAGTTGGTACTAAATTTACTCTCACAGGTTCGGTTACTACAAATCTATCGAGTTATTACGACGCCAATAATATAATTTCGTTACGAGTTTACCAACAATTTACTTAATATGGGCTGGTATGATGCAAATTGGCTTTATAGAGTAAAAGTAACTATTAAAAATGGTAAGGTTGATGCGGATTTAACAAATTTTCCAGTATATGTTGATTTATCGGGACTCCCGGCAGGATTTCACACAAAGGTAAATCAGACTGATGCTAGAGATATTAGGGTAACTAAAGCAGATGGGACAACAGAAGTGCCACGGGAAGTAGTTTTTTACACGGCGGCAACTGATACTGGCGAACTTCATTTCAAGGCTGACTCTTTGGCAAACGCTACTGATACAGATTTTTATATTTATTACGGTAATGCGGCCGCCACAGAGCCAGCCGCAAATGCAACTTACGGAAAAAATAATGTTTGGACTAACTATTTTGCGGTTTGGCATTTACAGGCAAGTATGGCAGATAGTACCGTCAATAGTAACGATTTAACCGACGGCGGAAGTTCTGATGCTACAGGAAAAATAGGAAAAGGTAGAAGTTTAGCTAGTGATTATCTAAAAACAACCAGCAGTTTGAATTTATCCGATACTCAAAAACTATCTATTACTTATTGGTTAAATAAAACCAATAATACGGGAACACAGTTACTTTATGAGTTTGGGCCAAATTACAATTCCTATACTGATGATTTTACTTCTTACACCGATGGAACAGATTTTTGGATAGCTTCAAAAGGAAACAGTGGTTATAATATCGCAAAATGTGTTTTACCACCAACTGGTAGTTTAACTTATGTTGCTCACATTAGAGATTTTTCTGCTTCAGCTTCATTAGAAGTAGTTCCTTATATAAATGGTCAACCAGTTGTTTATAGTAAAACTAGTTACAATTCAGAAAATACTGGGTATTTTGGAAATAGGCAATTATTTATATCTGGACGAAATGGAGGAAATTATTTTACTGATGGTATTTATGATGAATTTAGAATTTCCAAAAATATATTAACACCAACTTGGATTAGCACAGAATACAATAACCAAAGTGACCAGTCTACATTTTTTACTATTGGTACAGAAGAAACTAATGGAACAGATATAGATAATGAAAGGTCATCAAAAATTACTGGAAAATCTACATCAAATAGCGAAAGAAGTGGAAAAATTACAGGTAAACATACTTTTAGTGCTGATTATTTAGATGTCCAATTTTCACCATCTGCTATTACAGTCAATTCAGAGCGTAGCGCAAAAGTTACAGGTAAAAGTATTTCAAGTTCCGAAAGGTCGTTAAAAACAACCGGTATAATATCTTCAAATTCGGAAAAATCAGCTAAAACAACCGGTAAAAATATTTCCACTAGCGAAAGTGATTCTAAAGTTATCGGTGTCGATACAACAAATAGCGAATTATTGGCCAAAATAACCGGTATTGATACAGATACTTCCGAACGATCCAGTAAGGTGGTAGGTATTGATACAGATACTTCGGAAAGATCAGTTAAAATTATAGGTAAAGATACCGCAAATAGTGAAATAGGTTCTAAAACTATAGGAACATCTATAAAGTTTAGTGAAATATCAGCAAAAACCCACGGTATAAATACTTCCGACAGCGAAAGGGATTCTAAGGCGGCAGGTAATGATTTTGCTAATTCCGAAATAAACGTAAAAATAACCGGTATAGATACTTCTTTTAGTGAAGTTTTAGTCAAGACTACAGGTAAAGATACTTCTTCAAGCGATCGATCTTCTAAAGTAGTCGGCGTCGATACCGATAATTCCGAACGTGACGTAAAAACAACAGGTAAGGCAAGTTCGACTAGCGAAAGATCAATAAAAACCACAGGTAAAGATATAACCGATTCCGAACGTCCGGCTAAATTAACCGGCGTCGATACCGATAATTCCGAAAGAGAAGTTAAAGTAGTCGGTAAAGATTCGGCCCTAAGTGAAAAATCAGCTAAAACTACAGGTAAAGACACTTCTTCTAGTGAAAGGGATATTAAGACGACAGGAAAGTCCACCGAATCGTCAGAAAGGGCAGTTAAGACACACGGACGACAAACTACCCTAACGGAAAGGGACGTTAAGTTACAGGGGCAATCAGACGCTTCTAGTGAAGTGTCGATTAAAACAACCGGTAAAAATACCGCGAATAGTGAAATATCCGTTAAAACACACGGTAAGAATACAGATAGTTCCGAAATACAGGCTAAATTAACGGGTATTGATACCGACAGTTCCGAACGCAATATAAAAACTACCGGTAAAGATTCAACTTTAGACGAAAGATCAGCAAAAACACACGGTAAAAGTATTTCAAATTCCGAAAGGGATTCTAAAGTTACCGGTATCGATACGGACAGTTCCGAAAGGCCAGTAAAAACTACAGGTAAAGATACCGACAATTCGGAAAGATCAATTAAACTTCACGGTAAGGATACAACTTCTTCCGAAAAACAGGTAAAAACTACAGGTAAAAATACTTCAAATTCGCAACGTGGCGCTAGATTAACAGGTAAAGGGCCGTGGTATAAGCACGATCCTAAACCATTTAACGAAGATAATAAAAATAAGTTTTACGTTAAAGTTACTAAAGACTTTAAGGAAGATAGTAAGCCTAACTGGTATACTAAAAATCCTAAGAATTTTAAGAAAAACTATTAACTTGACGATCGAAATTATGCTATACTGATTTTAGATAGGCAAAGGGGCGAAGTTATTTCGCCCACCCGGACGTACCGGGCAAAGGAAAGGCGTTACACCCTTCACCTATACATAGAATAAAATTCATATTAAGTATTAAATTTTTATGGGTATAAATTCAAACTTACCAACAAGTAGAAGGGGTTATCTAAGTCAAGACGAATTAAAGCAATTCGCCAATATAACTATAGTCGATCCCACCGAAGCGGACGACGTTATTTCACAGGCCGAAGAAATTTTAGACGCCTATATTCGTCGATCAGATAAATTTTTAGTCGGAGATTATCGAGGGATCGCCACAGACGGAACTACCACTACTTTAATCGACACTTCTAGCGATTCACGATTCAATTTTGATTCAGGATATTTTATTGGGTGCGAAATCGAAATCGTAGGCGGAACTAACGCCGGAGAAAGACGAAGAATATCCGGATATGATAAAGATACTAGAGAAGTTACCGTAGATACCGCGTTTACCGCCACTATCGATAATACTTCCGTTTATATTATTACTCAATTAGGTTTATTTCCACGATATAAAGACGTTTTCCATTTAGACAGTATTTACTATAAAAGAATCCCCGAAGCCATAAAGCGCGCTACCGCCGCACAAGTCGAATACATAATCGAAAAAGGCGATTCGTTCTTTAAGGGTGGCGCAGACTTTAAGTCAGAATCGATCGACGACTATCGTTACGATCGTGTAGAAGGTTCGACAGGTTTAGCGGCTTTAATTGCGCCAAAAGCCCGACAATTTTTGTCCGGGTACTTAAATAGAGTAGGCCAGTTAATAGCTGATAATCCGACGAATCTATGAAACATTTTTTTAACGACGCACTAACTATATATTTAGAAACAAGTAAAGACGAATACGGTCGGGAATCTTGGGGCGGTGGTTTAGCAGTAAATGGACGTTTTGTAGAATCTTCCCATTCTTTACGTAATTCTAAAGGTGAAGTTATTACCGCCGACGCTTTAGCACACTTACCGGCCGAAACTTCAATAGCGATCGGAAGTAAGGTAGTTTTCGACGGTAGTAATTACAAGGTTATAAAAATAGATAAACCAAAAGACGGAATATCAATAAGATTCTTAAAAGTTTATTTAGAAGTATATATTTAACTATGTCTAATAAATTTACAGTAAAAATCGATTCTAGTAGCTTTATGAAGGTTATCGACGATATTTCTAAGAAAGTCGATTCTATAAATTTAGACGCGCTTATGGAAATGGGCGATACTTTACTTAATTTATCAAGTAAGGAAGTTCCCCACGATACCGGGGCGCTTCAAGCCACAGGGGTAGTGGAAAGAGGATCAGACGAAGTTATCGTCGGTTATCACACACCTTATGCGGCAAGATTACACGAACACCCGGAATATAAGTTCAAAAAGGGCAGAAAGGGAAAGTTCCTAGAAGACCCACTTAAACAAAATTTAACTAAATGGTTACAGGTTTACGCCGATCAATTAGGCGCGCTAATATGATAATAGACGAAATAGCAGACTACATTATAAGCGAAGGAATCGACCTAACATTGGCCGAAGACTTTTTCAAAGGCTATTTACCGGATAGTCCGAACGATTGCGTAGCGATTTTTGATACCGGCGGCGCAGAACCGGATCGGGATATTCCTACCGGCGATCCGACTTTTCAACTAATTATCAGATCGGAAAGTTACGAAACGGCCCACGACTTAACAAAATCAATCGTAGATAAACTTCACCGAAAAATGAATTTTACGCAAGGATCAACCTATTTTTATTATATTTTCCTTATGGGCGAACCCGGACATATCGGCCGAGATACTAAGAACCGCGACGAATTTTCAGTTAATTTTATATGTAAAATAAAAAGATGATAACTAAATACGGAAAGCCATATCGAGAATTTAGGTGTAGTAATTGTCGAAAATTATTAGCCTTAGAATATATATTCGCCGGAAGGTTATCGATTAAATGCGATTGCGGCACGGTGAATGATATTGAATGTAAGTCGGCAAAGGGTATACTATTAAGTGAAGGTAGAATAAATCCTACCGAATTATTATCAGTTAATAAAAAGGAAGGGGGTGAAAAAATTAAATGACCGCAGATATAGATAACGTAAAATTAGGGCCTTGTAGTGTCACTTTTAACGGCGTAGACGTCGGACATACTAAAGGCGGTGTTACTGTAGCGTACGAAGCCGAATATCACGATATTCAGGTAGACAAGTACGGTAATACAGTCGCCGAAAAGGTACTTATAGGGGAAACCTTAAAAGTCACCGTACCATTAGCCGAAAACACAATCGCTAATATGGAGATCGCAATTCCCGCCGCTACAGACGTAACGGGTGATAGGGCCACTATTGGAAAGGACGCCGGTGTTAGAATGGGGCAATATGCTAAGGAATTAGTATTACACCCATTAGCTAACTTAGTAACCGATCTTTCCGAAGACGTGGTACTTCATAAAGCGCTAGTATCAGAAGGTATCGAATGGAAATACGCAAGCGACGGCGAAAGAATGGCCGAAGTTGTATTCCACGCTTTACTAGACGAAAGTAAATCAGACGGAAACCGTCTTGGTTTTATTGGCGATAGTACCGCTTAAACATTATTAACAATCGAGGTCTATTAGACCCGTTAAAATATGGAAAATATAAAAGAAATAACACTAGGTAAGGACACTTACCAAATTAAGAAAATGGCGCTTAGAAAATACGCCGAATTTTTGGACGTATTAGATAATCTACCTATAGACGTGCGTAATGATCTTGTTGGTATCGACCTTCAAGATAATGATAAATTCATAGCTAGCCTTCCCCATTTACTAAAGAACGCCTTTCCCCAAATTGTAAAGGTGCTTTCGGTGGCGTCAGACGTCCCGGAAGATAAGTTAATGGACGAATACGGTTTAGCCGAAGCCGCACTTTTATTGAAAACAGTTTTTGAAGTAAACGATTTTTTATCAGTAAAAAACGCGTTGGTCGCGGCGTTCAAGGGAATAAAAAACCAAACGATCGCGACGGAAAAACCAAAAGTAGAAAGCGCGACAAAGATTGGCTAATTGGCGTTATAGACGTCCTAGCTAGTCAGTACGGTTGGACGAAAGACTATATTTTAGATTTCGTTTATCCGGACGAAGCCGTTTCGTTAAGCCGGTTTATAAGGAATAGGATAGCAAAGGATAATCTTATGTCTTTAGCGATCGCTTCAAACCCGTGGTCGAAAGATCCGAAGGGTTTAGGAAAAGAATTAGAATCGCGAATAGACACCGATATAGAATTAGGCGACGAAGAACCGGATCACGCCGCCCTAGAACGCCTTAAAGGAAAACTAGGTAAAAGTAATAAGATTCGGGTAAAATAAATATATGGCTTTAACAGTAGGAAGCGTAATAGCTAAATTTCAATCGGACGTAACCGACTTCAAAAAAGGTTTATCCGAAGCAAAGTCGGAAGTATCAGATTTCGGCAATTCTATCGCGTCAAGTATGAAAAACGCCGAAGCGGGGTCTAAAGCCTTCGCTACAGCGCTAGCGGTAGGGGTAACAGCCTTAGCCGGATTCGTCGGATATGGCGCAAAGGTGGCCGGTGACTTAGAATCAGCCCGTCAAGGGTTCGTAGCCTTATTAGGATCAGCGGAAAAAGCCGACGCGGTTATGGCCCGTATTAAAATAGAAGCCGCCGCGACACCATTCGAACTTCCCGGATTAGTAGCCGGAACGCAAGCGCTAGCCGCTATCACTAAAGACGGCGACTTAGCTATCGATACCTTATTAGACGTCGGAAAAGCTATCGCTACTTCCGGAAAAGGACAGGCAGAATTAGATCGGGTTATTATAAACTTACAGCAAATAGCCAGTACCGGAAAATTAACCGCTATGGATATTCGCCAGTTTCAAGGCGCTATCCCTATTTTTAACGACATAGTAGAAGCGTCCGGACATACCGTAGCCGAACTTCAAGACGCAGATAATGCCGCCGAACTTCTTTTTGAAGCATTTAAGAAAGCCGGATCGGAAGGCGGAATGACAGCCGCCGGATTCACTTCACAGGCCGGGACATTTAATCAATTAACTTCAAACTTAAAAGATAATTTCACCATTTTAGGATCAGAAATCGTCAAACAGACGGGCGCTTTCGATCTCATAAAGGGCGCAATCGAAGGAATAAATAAAGTGTTAGGGGATCAAGATTCAGTAATAGGGGGTATAAAAGGATTCTTAGAATTTTTACAAAAATACGGGGTTATAGTCGCCGGTGCTATTGTAGGGGCGTTAGTTCCGGCTTTCGTAGCTTGGGCGGCGTCAATATGGGCCGCACTTGCCCCCCTTCTTCCTTTTATCGCTATAGGTGCGGCCGTAGGTGCGGCAATATGGGCAATAATTAACGTGGTTAAAAATTGGGGTGCGATTATGGATTGGTTGAAGGGAGTATGGGAAGTCGCTAGTACCGCAATATCAAACACCTTGACGACTTTATACGAATCTTATATTAAACCGATCTTAGAAGCGGTAGGCGCGGCTTTTGTATGGTTATGGGAAACGGCAATTAAGCCGGTTATTGATATGATCGTGGCTTATTATAAATTTTGGTATGACGTCTTAGCTTGGGTTTGGAATAATTTAATTTACCCTATTCTTTATTTTATAGCTTCTATCTTCGCTAGAATCTTTTACGAGATTTTTATGTCAATTAAAACCAAACTTACGGAAGCGTGGGAATTTTGGTCGGGTCTATTTACCGAAATATGGAACTGGATAAAACCGTGGCTAGAACTTTTAGGCGCATTTATAGGCCAAATATGGGAATGGATAGTTAATAAAACTAAGGAAGCGTGGGGTTGGATTAAAGAACATATAGTAAGCCCTATTACCGAAGCTAAAAACAAAGTAGGCGAAATAGCTACCGGAATTTTTAATTATCTTTCCGATAAATTTACAGCCGCCTATAATTTCGTTAAGGATATATGGCAAAAATTAAAAGACGCGATCGTCGGGCCATTCGAAGAAGCTAAACGCAAAGTCGAAGAAATAGCACAGGCAATCAAAGACGCCGCAGATAAAATTAACCCGTTCCATAGGGAAAGTCCTTCATTAGTTGATAATGTCAAAGCCGGTGTTAAAGCTATCGAAGACGCTTATTCAGGGTTAGGACTTAACCTTAACGGGCCTTCTATTACTCAATCCGGATTATTAGCCGGTGTCGGTAGTGGCGGAAATATAATTCAAATCAGTTTAGCCGGCGCAAATATAAGCGATCCGTCAGTAGCAGAAAGTTACGCCGAAATAATAGGCGACCTTATTATGCGTAAGTTATCAAAAACTGCTAGGGTGGTATAAATTATGTCTTATTTAATTACAATCAACGGAAATGATAAAACCGATTGTATTACAAATAGAAGTATTACAATCACCG